GTATAAAAAGTCATATTGAATATGATCTCTCATATTCTCCCAATCTTCAGGAGATACAATATTCTTTAAAAGTAATTGAGTGCGAAGAATATCATTAAACATATTTGCAAAACGCTTTCTTAATCTTCCAACAAACTTTGAAAACTTAAGTTCATCTCTTAAAATTTCAGATGAACGACCTAGATTAAATCCATCTCCACCACCAGCAATTCTTGATTCTGGAACTCCAAGTGCTCTATAAAGTTTCTTTTGGAAATATTCAATATCTGCAAGTTCTCCAAGATTTTGACCACCAGGAAGTGTGGTAATTTCAGTTCCTCTTCCACCCTCTCTTCTTGGAAGCCAATAATCTTCCATCATACTCATAAATTTCCTATCGTCTTTAACCTCTCCGGTTGCTGCATCATAGACTAATTTATTTCTATACCTAGACATCGTTTCTTTTAAGTATTGCTCTGCTTTTACCTTAGGTAGATTTCCTACATCTATATAAAAAATACGACGCTCTGGAGCCCTTGACATTCTGTATATAACAAGAGAATCCTCAATCATTCTTAATTGATTAAGTGCCTTAATCGATTTATGAAGATATGATAATACGGTTCCTTTGGTTCTATCGACTAAACCTGAAGTGCAATATGTAATTGAATCTTTTGAAATTTTTACCGAACCTTTAGTTGAAGATCCGAGCATACTTGGAGCATAGTTTGAAGTTGATGTTGGAGTATAAATGAAATACTCTTCAATTTCGGGATATGCAATTTGGTTTGAATTTGAATTTGGAAGAATCGATATATTTGGACCAAAATTATTTTTAGTTTTCTTTTCTTGTCTCACATATTTCATTTTCATAGGATCAATATATCTCAAATCCTTAATTCCATCTTCAGGTTTTTTAACATCAATTACTTTGAGATAAAATAATCGACCATCAACATACCAATTTCTAAAAATTTCGTGAGACTTTTTATCAAAGTCCATAATTTCTTTGATATATTTAAATTCTTCTCTTATAACTTTTTTAAGTTTATCACTTGCATTTAAATTTGATAATTCTATTTCTATAGGAGAATCATACAAATCACTTACAATTGCCTCATTCACAACATCTTCAATTGCCCCTTCACATTCTGGATGAAGTGACATTTCGCGATATCTTTTGATTAAATCATATTCTGTGCGATAAACTCCCTCAATATCAATAGTCTGACCATAAAATCCAGATTGTATATAATGATCAACCCCGTCATCATTGTTAGGAGGAACGGGGGAGACTATTGATTTTGATTTTTTTTCATTATCTTCAATTGAAAACCCAAAAAGTTTTGCCATCTTATATAATTAAACTCTTAATATGTTATATTTAGTTGATGTCTATACCGCCAGCTTTGGCAGAATCCCCTTTAATTGCTTCCCACCACAGAACTTGCATTTCTACGGTAAATTCTTGAATAGATTCTGTATCATATGATAAAGGAATTGAGGAAATATTAATTGGAAACAAATCATAAAAATGATATGCTCTCAGTGTTGAACCATCACGATCTAACTGATAAACGAAGGCATCTGCCTGATAAAGTGCCGGATCAGTAATACCGGTATTATCAGAGACTTTGTTCATTGTATTCATCCAGTTTTCAAATGCAGAACGAATTGAAAAATCCGTATCATTAATAACTGTAATTGTCCAACTTTCAAATGTTCTGTCTCCGGCAACATTTAAAGTTCTTCCTCTAAAAGCAACCGGTAATGGAGTTACGGTTGATGCTGGCATTGCGGCAGTTTTAATCAAAAATCTGGATTTGTCTAGGACATTAGTATCGGCAGGAGCAGCCTCCGGAAATGACAGAACAACCTCGAAGAGATTACTTCTGGCACCACCACCAGACAGCTTACTCTTAAAGTCTGTAATTTTTCTTTTAGGTGGTGGATTTAACTGATTTCTAGTTGCCATTGTTTTTAAACCTCTTGATTAATTAAAAGTTTCCGATTACTTCTTCAAAATCAACACCAGTTTTGGTGGCAATAAATGTAAGACCGATGAAGTTAATCGATCTTGCTGGTTTAATGTAAATGTCCGCTCTAAACTCATTGGCATCAATAACTGCTGCCGTGTTATTTGTTTCGTCACAAACAACAACATAATCGAATATACCTCTCTTAGCCTGAACATCACGCAAGAAAGGTTCAATAGTATTTACAAAATTAGTTCTTGTAAGTTCATCATTAAATTCGAATAATACATCTCTTGATGCTCTTGAAATTGTATCCTCAAGGTAAATAAACAATCTACGAACATTAATTCGATCAAATGCCGATGCTTTCGCAAACCCTGTCTTATCACCAAATAGAATAATGCCAGCTCCAGGAGAGAAGATGACTGAATTTATTCTATTCGAATAAAGACGATCTCTTTCAGTTTTTGATGGATTATATGCCAATTTAACGGCATTTAGAATAGATCCCCTAGAAGTTCCTGCCGGAGAATACCAGGGGAAGTTGTTAATATCATTACGGGCACAAATACCTGCTATATCACCGTTTAATGGGACATATCTAAAGGTGTCTGAAAATCTATCATACATATACTTATATCCAGAATCAAAGACTGCATAAGAAGATGATTGGAGTGCTGAATAGAATGAAATTACATTATTAGTAATCGTATCTGTAGAATTAATAGTTGCCGAAGTTTGAGTTGTTGTATCAGTCAGTGCTGCTCCTCTATATGGGGAAATAAATGCAATCGCATCTTTTCTTAGCTCTGCAACAGAGATGAGTTTTTGAGCCAGTGCTTGTGCAGATGATTGTGAATATGCTGCAGACCCCATAATCAAGAAATCTACTTTATAATTTTCTGGGGTTTCGAATAATGAATATCCGTCAGATAGTTTGCCAATAGATGCCGTAAGAGATCCTGCTGTGGTAATAGTTGCTATTCCACTATAATCAAGACCTCCTGATAAAGCATTTGTCGAAGATCCTGATGCCGCAAAAATCACACCCTCGGCATTTTGATTCCAGGCAATATCGCTACTTAAAGTAAATCCAGAACTGTATCCTGTAGTTACAATTCCAGTTGGGGAATTGAGACCAAAAATATAATCAGAATTATTTTCGAGATACTTTCTCCAATAAGAAGAAGATCCAACCGAAAATTCTGCATCAGATGCTTTCGAAAGACCCAAATGTTTTTCGAGAATTGATCCAGAATTTCCTGTAATTTTTCCTTCAGAATCAATTACAACTAAATGAACCTCATCAAATCTTGAATTTCTTGCAGAGGCATATGAAGAAGTTCCAGGTCTTTGTGAAACATTATTCCAATTAATAGTTGTTCCAGTTGTTTGACCAACACCGGTCAATTTAATAGTTTGTTGATCAAACCAATCTAATCTTGAGGTATATGTTGTGCTTCCATATGAAGTTGTTTGAGAATTTGTATGAATACCAAGTGACCCTGATGTTTCGAAAGAATAGACTCCAAATGATGTATAGTCTTTTAATGTTTCTGTTCCTGCTGCAGAAACGTGACTTAAAACTTTAACTCCAATTTGACTTGATCCAATTTCAGTAATAATTCCCTTTATATAACCATCAAGTGCTGAAGTTGTTCCTGCACCGATATCTACTTTACCAATAGCAGATTGGGTCACACCATATCCAACCTGTAAAGCGGTACCAATACCGGCAAGAGTATTAATACCACTTAGTATTTGATCAACCTTCGAATCGATAATGGCAATACTAATACCATTAGACCAAGAACCTGGATTTTTTGCGGCAACCGTTACATTATCAAGAGTATTATTATCATACCCCAAAGAAATATAATGATCTAAACTATCAATTTTAACACTAGATGCTGTTCCTACGAATCCATTTCTTAAATCATTATCGTTTGCTCTTACAACTCGAAGTGCTCCTCCATATGCCAAATACGATGATGCACTCAACCAGTGCTCATAGTGCTTATCTGTAGTATATGATTCTCCAAAATTATTTAATAATTCGTTTTCATTTTGAATTAAAATTGGTAAATCTACCGGTCCCTTCGCAAAAGGTGCCACAATTGCTCCAATTTTATCTGAAGCTGGTTGAGTTCTTCCTAGAGTAAGATCAACTTCCCTTACTACAATTCCAGGAGATGCTAAATTTAGCGGCATCTTGATTCTCCGACTATCCAGAATATTATAAAAGTATTTATAAAAATCTTCTCTTTTGAATTCTCATTGTTAATTTGACATGTAGTTCCATTCACTTGATACATCACCATATTCATCAACATTCCAAACTTCGATTGGTTTGTCATTTTCTCTAGATGATGCAATCAACCATCTGTCTCCCGATTTTTCTTCAATAAAATCTTCAAAATCATCTAAACCATCTGATATAAATCCAAAAGGAGACATATCTTGTTCGATTTGATTTTTGTGCTCTTCATATAGTCTTTTTCGAATATCATTATCAGTCATTTCTTTAAAATATTCTTGAGCAACTAACCAAGAAAAAATGACTAAACACATTACCAAATCATCATTACACCCTTCTTCTGCCTCAAAGGAATTATGCTTTTGTGCAAATGTTGTTAATTCACTGATAATATCATAATCAGTAATGAATAATTTATCATCTTCAATCAATAATTTTAAATTAGAACATCCTAACTTTTTAACAGATGAAGTTGTTCGAACTCCAAGTTGAGATTTTTTACCACTAAATCCAGATCCTACAACTTGCCCAGCACGACCTTTCATAGCACACATTAATATATTGTCATACTCTAAATCAAAGTGAAGAATATTGGCAACTTGATCACCAATATCATTTACTTCAATTAATAACCAAGAATTATTATATGCCTTTGCAACTTCATTAATAATTGCCGGAAAT